AAAATATTAATTTAATACTTGTACTAATTTTTAAACCTTTAGATAATTCAGCTATTGGCGTATTACTTATATTTAAATAACCGGAAATTTTTAAACTATCTAGTAACTATGTAACATTTTTATTTTTTAAATTTAATAAAACTTTATATAGAGCCTCCTCTGACGTTATTTCATAATCATCATCGGATATCTCTAGATCCTAAACTATTATGTATTTTAGCAACTCTAAGTCCTATATTTAAAATAGTTTTAGATTTAAGACCTCGTTCAAATTCAAATTTCTTAATTAGTTTCATTTGGTTTAATAATTTCTTTTAATTTAAAGCCCCAAACAGGTGGATAATTTTTATTAAGTGCATCTAGAATTATTTCTCCCATTTTAGTAACTTTTTCATCATTATATTTTCCTATATGAAAAACTAATTCTTGTTCAACATTTTCATTTGTTGGATTGTCGCTAAAATATATATTATTTTTATAAATACTTAAGTTATTGTCATTAAATTTATGATCATATAGTGTATAACTATTTTTATAATTATTAAGGGTAAATTGTGGTAATTCAATATATTCTAAAATATATTTTACTCCAAAAAATTTAGGATCATCCTTTATATATTCTTCGTTATAAGAAATTTCTATATTATTTAGGGAGATAATTTTATAATTATAATACTGAAATTTTCTATCATATAATTCTTTTAACTTAGTAGAAATTTTTTTATATATACCTATACCTAAGGCGGCTTTAGGGTCTTGACCCCTTTCAAATTCATTTAAAGATTCTTTAACTACTTTCATTGTATAATATATTTTATTTATATATCAATAAAAAAAGATTAAATATTATATTTAATCTTTTTTTTATATTAAAACTTAGGCGCACTTATTTTTGGCATAGAAACATTTGGCATATTAAATCCGCTGGATGGATTATTATATTTAGGCATACTGCTACTATAATTTTTTGCCATTGAAGAAGTACTAGGCATACTAGCTTTTTGACTTTTACGCTGTTCGTCTTCTTGTTTCTTATACTGTTTATTTTCCTCTTCTATTTTTTCTTCTAAATCTTTTAATAAATATTCTAAAAAATAAAAATCAAGATTATCAACTTCAGAAGGTGGCATTCGCAACTTATCAGCAAAGATAAAATATATCTTATGTAAGTTGTGAAAATGGATCTGAAATAAGGAAAATAGATTTAATCCCGCCTTGAAAGTTTAGCGGAATACTCCGCTCTCCTCCCTGTTCATCATGATAACGTATTACTGGATTAATTGCATCTGCAAATATTTTTCTTATTTCTGTTAACATTGAAATTTCTGCAGTTGTCCAATTTTGAGAATCATAAATATATTTTTCATAACTACTATCATTTAAACCTCTCCAATCTGAAATAATAAAAGGTGCAAAATTTAAAAAATCCTGGTCAAATGACTCATTCTGTCTATTTTTTCTAGTGATATAAGTTTTTAGCCAATTTGTTATTCCCACTGATGGCAAATATATATTTAAATTTTTACCAGTTTTAAAGGTTAATACAATACATCTCTTTTCTACATCATAATATTTCATTAATTTTTCATGAAATGTAATATATTGGATCATATCCTTATTTACATCCATTTTTTTAGTTTCTGAAATCTTAACTTGTAAAACATTTTCTCCCTTAATAAAGGTTTTTTCCCTAATAGCAAGTAATAAGTAAAATCTATCTACTTCTTTAAGATCTTTCCAGGATGATAATTGTGCATTTGGTGCTTTATAATATGCGCATCTTTCTAAGACATAATTTAACATATCGTCTAAAAGTGATAAATCATCTTCATTTAATGTAGACCAATGCCTAATTTCACTAGCTGAAGCTGATCTAATTCCTATTTCTACTCCTTCTGGATAAAATAATCCTTGTGTTGGTAAATCTTTTGCATCAATCCTAGACCAACCTATTTGATTGCTCATGGATATTTGATCAGTTGATTTTTGCCATGGTTTTTGAATACCCTCTGTTGAAGTTATTTTAGGACCAATATTTTCTTCTATTTGTTGTTTTTGATTTTGTTGATTTTCATTTTCCTCAACAAAATTCCTTAATTTATCGTCTTCATTCATATTTAAGTTTATTTAATTATATAATATAAGTATATATCTTTATATAATAAAAAAAGTAATAGTTTTAAACCATTACTTTTATATAAAGTGTTACTAATTTATATAATCTATTGTTAAACAATAGTTTCAAATTTATACTTAGACAATAATCTAGGTGTTTTTAATGCCCTATAATAAGCATTTTTAGAAATTTTTAATTGAGTTGTCAACTCTTTTACTCCATCAAATATCCGAACTTCATTAGTTTCCATATTTGTACATCTTATTTTACGTCTCATATATTCCCAACGATCACCCTTTAATTCTACCCCATAATCAATCAAATCATACATATTTTCTTTTGTCCTATTAGAATTATACATAGGATTTTTATCCCCCGAAAACATGCCCTTAATACTTTTAGATATTTTTTCTTTTACATCTGCTCTTTTACTTGGATTATTGCCACCACTTTTTAATTCCGACAAAAATTGTCGCTCTTTATCTGATTTTATTTTTCCAGTATTTGCTATAGATAATTTATCCCTAGTTTCTTGTGTTGGAATTTTGCCACTAGCTGAAATTTTAAATTTCTCTATAGTTTCTGGGGAATATATATTTATTTTCCCTTTATTCCAAGGTTCAGTTCCTTTTCTTGCGTCAGATAGTTTTTTCTTTGACTCTTCTGAAAGTTTTAATCCTAATGACCCCTCCCCGCCTTTAGTTAAATTATAACCTAATTTTCCTAAAGTCTGCAATTTTTCTATCCAATATCTTTCTCGCTCTGTCCAATTATCTACGGTACAATATTCTAATATTTCTTTATCAAAATTTTCTATACCATATTTATTTAATGCTTTATTTAAAGCTATGCCACTACCCATATAACTATCATTAATATTATTTGTTGCATGAAATCCCACATACTTTTTATTATTAATTTTATTCGTAGTACAATAAATAAAATAATATGAATATTTATTTTTTAATTTAGACATTATTTAGCATTATTTAAATATTATAAACTTATTCACATAAAAAGTTTTAAAATAAAAAGGTTTAAACTTTTTAGATTTAAACCTTTAATTTAATTAATTTATATAAACTATTATTAGACAATAGTTTCATCCCATGAATCACAGCATAATGTGTAACCTTCTATCTTATAGATTTCATCAGATTGATAAGCTAAATTAGGAGCTGGTAATGCAGTTATTGGGAATACATTATAGCATTTCCACTGCCAATAAGGATTACTGGCTCTATCATAAAGAGTTATAAGCATCCAAGGTGCAACATAATCAACTTTTAGACCAGTTCTACCAGTTAGCGGATCATAAATTAAATCATTCCATTTCCTTAATGTTTTAAGTATATAAGCACTTGGTGTACGATTTAAGTTTACTTCAAATGTTAATTGAATATCCATAGTAGTTTTGTCTGGTTTTGCACCAGCAAATCTTCTTTGCGCCCATTTATAATTTTGAGCTACCGGAGAACCTGGAAATGAATTAGATTCAAGTCCACCTATATTTTGTATATTTTCTAATAATAGATTAGTATCTTCATCTCCAGTAATTCCAATACCAGGTGGTAATGAAATTTGAATTGTAAATAAGTTTAAATATAAGGGTTCATATAACTCTTGAGATGCCCTCGAATTTCTAAAATGGGGTAAACCAAATGAGCCAGAACTTGTGAAATTATCTGCCATAATATTATTATTTTATTTTATGCTGTTGTAAATCCACCTGAAGAAACTCCTTGTGTTTTATTAACAGTAATTCTATTTATAAGTTTAGTCATTGATTTAGTAATCCAAACACCTATGTCAATAATACCAAATCCATCAGCTATAATATCTGTGCTATTATTAGAATCATCCATTGTTATTTCGTAATTAATTAATGCACCTGCATCTTTAATTGTTTGTAATAATGGGGTTATAGAATTAATAATATTTAAACGTGTTATTGGATTATTATATTTGTAAACAAAATTTTGTAAAACCTCATCAATTTGTATTTCAATTGTATTTAATAACTCCCTAACATGCAAATCATTATAATCGCTTTTAACAGCTTGAAATGATGTTGCATTTGAATAAATTAAAATTTGTCCAGTTGATGTTCTTTCAATAATTGAGTTATAACCAAATGGTTCTAAATAATCTCTATCATAACGGTCTATCATATATTCTAAACCTGCTAAAGCTGGATTAGATAAAACTCCATCTTGATTTGCAACAATTGCATATGGATTTCCACCTAAGAATTTTCTAATATATGCATTAGATATATCAGCAGCTGGTGGAACATCAATAGTTGTGTCACCTAAAGTATATGTTAAAAATGGGCCAAATACACCTGCATATCTTGCTCCATTATCCTCATCAGGTAATGTAAACCTAAAACTTCTAGGCATATCAGGATTACCACCTTGTGCTATCCATTCTGAAGAAAAAATAGGTTTAGGATCTACTCCTGGTATAAATAATTCACAGAAATAAGGGTCTTGTGATGTTGCAAATTGCTTAATAGATGGTGCAGAAATAATTGCAGTTGTTTTACCTCTTTTCTTTGCAAGTCTTGATAAATAAACTTTACCACCGCAATTAGGACGTAAACCATATGCCATTGTATCAACAACATATCTATAATTAATCATATCAGGATTCATTAAACCTCTTAAAATACCCTCATCTTCTAACATTGAATATATTTTAATAACACCTTCTTCAATATTAGGTTGTCCTGATGTTGTATATCCAGGGAGATGATTAGATGTAAGTTTTAATCCTTCTAATTTTTTAAATTTAAATGCTGTAGATATTGATGCGTCATCAATAGGTTTTTGCGTTATTATAGTTGTAGCAACTGTTGTATACCCATAAATAGGTTCAGCTGTTTCAATTACATATGTTGAGCCATCATAAATTTTAGATGTTACATATGTTACTCCGCTAGGACCATTAGTTGAATCTTTTTTAACCATAGTACCAATTGTAATAAGGTTATTATTAGCTGATGCATCTAATGTAAATAATTTTCCAGTATTATCACTTTGATTAATTACTATTGTATTATGCATAGTATAACTGGATACATCAATACTATAACTTAAGAAATTTTTAGAAATAGATGTAGATGGGTCTCCTGCATAATCAATTAAATTATGTCCCACTAAATCCACTAACCATTCTGCTGAATTTACTGATGTACCATCACCAATTTCCCATTGATTACTTGTTTCATCAAAAATTAATTGGTCAAGTGCCTCATGATTAACATTAAGCAATACACCGGTTAATTGTGTTGAAGAATTAATTATATCTTCAATATACTGATTAGCTCCAGTTTGATCTCTAAAATCTGGTATAATAGTACCAATCCAAGAACCAACTAAATTAACATTATTAAGGTTAATAAATTCATTTACTTTTGCTGGTATTATACCCCTTTCATTAAAGTATGTACTATAATAAGGGTCTGTTGATAATGATAAGGAATTTGTCCAGTCACCTTCAACAGCAATAACTTGAACAAAATAATCTTTAATTAAATCGTAAGGTCTAATCCATTCAAATGGAATATTTGTATCTGAACCATACCAGTCTTTTGCAAAAACACTATATCCTTGAAGTCCAGTAGGTTTTCTAAATATAAATGATAAAGTTTTAGTACCAACATTAGCTACTTGAAATAAAGAAGCACTTTGAAAATTAGTAACGCCTTCTTTATTTTGTGCTACGCCTAAAAGATATTCAGAATCTGCTTTCCAAAATCTTTGTCTGTTAAAATAATTAACAAATTTATCAGTATATATTCCGAAGTTACTAATATTTGAATCTACTGATAATGAAATTGCTTGTGCAGTATCTGTTGATGCATCAGTTGGACTTTGATTAACATTTAAAAGATTAATTGCAAATACAGGGGATTGTAATAAACAAGTCTCTATTGAACGATGAAAAAATGAACCTTTTCTTTCAAGTTTTCTATCTGTTTCTCCATAAAATTTTAATAGATCTTTTGAAGACCTAATAAAAACAGGAGCATTAAATGGACCTACTTTTGAAAATCCTGGTAAAAGCCTTAAAGATTGTGTTGTTACTACAATTCTTTCTGATTGATCAACTTCTATTGTATAAACACCCGCACTTTTAAATTGGGATAAATCTAATGCTATTCTTGCCATTGAGTAATTATTTTTTTTTAAAAATTATTTATGTATTATTTAACACATAATTTATTTTATATATCTAAATTTTTTTTTACGTTTTTAACTATGCATACCTAAAATTGTGCTATTTCTGTTTTTTTGACCCTCTTCAAATATATTTTTTAATTGTGCCTCTTCTGAAAATACTTCACTATGTATTATATTAAACATTTCATCTG